TTCATTGCAATACAGCACAGTATCCGCAAAATACGACAATCCACGGTTAACCAAATATGGATTGTATAGTTTCTCGGCTTTTTCCGGATTTTCCGAGGTAGATATCACATCAATCTTGGTATAATTGATGGCGTTTACAAAGTCGAACGGATTCATGCGTATTCGCACTCTGCCATCAACTGGCTTAGACATGCTACCAGGTTGATCTCCTGGTCAGCAACGAATGCAGCCTTATATTGATAGTCAGCCAAGATAAGAATGGCCTGTGGGATAGATGTCCCTTTGAGAATGACAGATAAAGAGTCATAGATCTTTCTGAAAAGGACAGATGGCTCGATATCATTAGATTCAGCTACCCACTTCCTCATATCATTGAATCTTCTATCCTTTAGGATAGTAATTAGTTGAGTGAAGTGCTCGTCAGATAGGTTAACCAAGATACCAGAATCAATCTCACCACCAACACTATACCGCTGAAGCTCATTTAGCACCCTTCTCCAATCAGGAAAGTGACGGGCAATCAACTCACCTACAACATTCTTATTGAACTTAATATTCTCAGTCTCAAGAATATTGAGAGTCCTCTTATAGAACTCACCAGCAAGCAATGGCTTCTCTTTAGGTGGAATCTTAAACTCAACAATAGAACATCTAGAATGTAGAGGTTCAATGATTCTAGACTTGAAGTTACAAGTTAGAATGAATCCACAGTTCTTTGAGAACTCTTCCATAAAGTTTCTCAAAGCAGGCTGGGTTGACTGGGCGTTAAGATAATCAGCCTCATCGAGGATAACCATCTTTCTTCCACCACCAAACGATACAGTACTAGCAAACTGCTGAATCTCATTTCGTAGTGTATCGATACCACCGTTCATAGAACCGTTAATGATGATATAGTCACACTTTAGTTGCTCGCACATCGCACGAGCCGCAGTCGTCTTACCAGTACCCTGTGTACCAGTTAGTAGTAGGTTAGGAATAGTGCCACTATCAATGAATGCCTGGAATGTCTTCTTAATGTCCTTGGGTAGGACACAATCAGCTATAGTTCGAGGACGGTATTTTTCAACCCATAAAACTTCTTGTAGCATACATTAAGCCTTCTTTGACTTAACGTCTGCGGCAACAAAGTATTCTAGGTTTAGTTTATCATTCTTGAATGAGCTGACGCCATTGGATGATATATTGACCTTATAATCCCCAGCAATCAGCTTTAAGTTCTCAGCAGCAAATGCCATAGCAAGATCAGCCGTGGATGTTCCATTCACCTTTAGAGAAAACTTATTGGAAGAAGGATTCTTAGGGTCAGCAACGACAACACTTACAACACCATCCTTACTAACAACATTAATCTTATCAAGCTGTAGGATAGCAGTAGCCTTAATTACTTCATTAAGGCCTTGCGCTGTTAGGTCAAATGTAATCTCTGGATCTTTGACAGCAATCTTTTCAGCTACGCCTTCAGAGGGTGCTACCACCATTTCTTGGTTGGCATAAACATATTCTACGGATCTTCCTTCCGAAGAAACAATTACTGAATTCTCACCAAAGGTGAAATCCGGATCATCAAAAATACTAATCACACCCAAGAACTGTTGCATATCATAGATAGCAAATGAAGCCGGGAATTGCTCAGTAACCGTAGCCTTCGCAAATATGTTCTTATTAGTACTAATCGTACTTAGCACACTTCCCGGCTTCACCAACAGATTAGGATTGATCGAAGCAAAGTTCTTCAAGACCTGTAAGGTCTGACTTGAAATTTTCATAATATAAATTGTCCTTTATCACTTATTCTCGGAGCCTACAATATTCTCGTACATTGTAGTAAATTCTTCAATGGAAGACAACTCCTGAGCATAGTTATTCTTGTGGAATACCTTTGCCATTTTTGTTAGAGTCTTCTTAGGAATTTCGTGAATCTTGGATGCAGCATCAATTGCATCCTTAATAAATTCCTTTTCCGCATCAATGCGGGTCATTGAGTTTGAAACCTCGACAAGGACTGCCTTCACTTTTTGCTTATCAAATGCCATAATATAATTACCTCAAGTTATTTCTTAATCTTGGAAATATCAGCCGTAGCAGCAGCACCAACAGATGCTAGAGCAGCAAGACTACCACCAAACGTATAAGATCCAGTATGGTTCAACTGCATCCAAGGACATAACCAAACCTTCAAGCCCATGTTACGAACCCACTGACAGAACATATAGTCTTCAGATAGATATCTCTTCGAGTACTGTCGTAGGATAGTATTGTTAGGGTCATTAACAAACTTAACAATATCATCAGGCGTTGCATTTGGATTAGCTTCCAAATATGCCTTTAGCTCAGCACCCATATACATTCTCTTACCATCGATTGGTGTATCAAAGAAAGCGAAAATCTCTCTTGAACCATCGAAGTGAGCTGTACGGACATGGTCAGGCTTATATGACTGGTATGGGAATGTTTCCTCAAACTTCTTGAATGTATTCTTTCGAATCATCATAAAGCCAGTACCAATCTCTAGTACTTCGGCTGGCTCACTTAGCTTAATCTGAGTTGGGCCTTCCTTAGCAATAACAGGATTGAAAACATAATCACCAACAAACTGTTCGAGTGAGTTTGGATTCTCATCTGCAACACCCTTATCAACAGCCTGCTTAACCTTTTCCCAAGAGATGCACTTCTTAGGATATGGGCCACCAATGATATCGAATGGTGACTCATCAGACTGGAGAGCCAACAATGTAATAACATCGTTAGGGTCAAATCCGATATCTGAGTCAATAAACATCATGTGGGTGAAGTCACTTCTCATAAACTCATCTGCACAATAGTTACGGGCGCGAGTAATGAGAGACTCATTAAACAAATAATAGACCTTCATGTTAATACCATACTTAACACAAAGAGCTGTTAGATCACACATTGATCTTGTATAGTTGCCATGACACTGGCCCCCATACATTGGAGTAGCTACAAACAATGATCGTTTGCGCAACTCTTCGATTTCAATTTTAATTTCCATTGTCTATTACTCCACTGCTCGGAGAAGACTCTTCTTTCCACCTGCAGCTTGTGGTGGTGTTAGGATCTGGCTTGTTGCCATCTGGTAGTCGTTGACTAGTGAATCAACTGGATCTGTGATGAATAGAACGCTAGCTGGTAGCAATTCAAATCCTTCCATTGCAGTTGTGTACTGCATGAATGGCACAAATACTAAACGATTTTCTTGGAAGGCAAGCAACAATGGCTTGTTAACCTTCAACTTAGTCTTTGTTTCTTGGAGATCACAAATGATCTCATCACCATTCATTAACTTAACAATCTTAATATTCATTATAATTACCTCTGTTGGTTTTTCAAATAACGTATATACTTCTTTAACTGTCTCGATGCCTTTTCCCTATGTGCTGGATGCATCTTCTGGAGAAAGTTAACTCCCTGTAAATGATCATACTCATGTAAGAAGATTCTGGCTGTCATGCCAGTAAACTTTCTTGTCATTGTATTTCCGCCTGGCTCCGTAAAGCGGACACGAACATGGGCTGGTCTCTTGATAGGAGCAACCACGCCCTTATATGATAGACATCCTTCTGTTAAGGAAACAACTTCCTCAGACACGTCGACAATCTTTGGATTGAAACATGCAAACGCAGGATCACCTTCCATAATGAATACTCTATATGGAAGGCCTACTTGATTAGCTGATAATCCGATACCCTTATGGTGGCGCATTGTGTCAAGAAGATTTTTGGCCAGTTCCATAGGGTCGATAGGGGGATTGTCAAAATCAAAAAGAGGCAACTCTTGTTCCAAGATTGCACTCTTGTGGTCAATCAAATTATACACCATACTTTTTATCGTGCTCTTTATTCAAGCCATAACTACCATCATATTTATGTAAACTCTCAGCCTTGAATAGTAGGAACTGGCCAATTCTTGTATTCTTTCTAATAGTCAATGGGCCAGTCGTAACATGCATAGCACCGGCCATGACACCATGATAGCCAGAATCATAGAGGCCAGAGGTTAGGAAGACACCATTACGGTTAAGAGTTGATCGAGTGATAACCCAACCAGCTTCACCCTCACCAATCTCAATAATGTTTTCCATTACAACTTCATATGTACCTGGCTCAAGTGTCCAGAAGCCAACTTCATTAGGAAGAAGTTCTTCTGACCCTCTATGAACCTTATAATCTTCGCTTAGAGCAAATGTTTCGTTCTTAATCTTAAAGACCTTACCCAAACGCAAGTCAACTGCATTAGGTTGAACATCTACTTCATGTACATTTGTGAGCTTTGATCCGTGCTCACCCATAATATGGATCATCATACCTTATCTTCCTGTGGTTGTGTGAAGTGATATAGAAGGACGATATAATGGATAGCCTTGAGCAAATCCTTCTTATTGTGTCCTTCCTTCTTACCATATCTCATTAAGTACTTGATAGCAGTATCTCTAGAAGTAGTATCAACACTACCAAGGGAATCCCAAACATCAATAGTCTGGATCTCTTCCTTACCAACATAATGCTGTTGATAGGTCTTACTAATATACTCTAGTACTTCCTTGAGGATCTTATCCTCTCTAAATCTATAATCAATATTCGACATAATTTAAATACCTCTGAACGAGAGTGTCAATGTAGTCCATATTATACTTGGCTAGATTGTAATTGTCAATAGAAATATCACTTAGCTTTAGATCAAAGTCCACTTCCTTCTCATACTTGCCATCGTAGATACCAGTTGGGCTATAATCAAACTTACCACCACTCAATCCAAACCACACACCGGCAGAACTATCCCAAGTGTCAATGTACTGCTTGAATGGTGCCATCAACTTAATTTCATTAGGACCATCTACCATACCAAGGAAATGAATCTTCTTACCATTATTTCTAATACGATCAAGGATACCTCTTTCCTTAAGCTCTTGCATAAACATATAGCGAGCAACAAAGCGCTGAAGCTTGTTACCCTTCTCCACATTATATGCATTAGGTACAGCAAGAATAGATACACCGATATAGTCTACATGCTTAGATGTAGATGCCCAATCAAATGCACTAATCAAATCTTCTTTGTCACCAACTTTAGATTGAGGACAGAAGAATGTACCATAGCCTTGTCCCTTAAACATAGGAGCAAGATCGATAGCAGCTTTAATGGTCATAGAAGAATGTTCAGCTGGATAGTCCGACATAACAACATAGTCTGCTCTAACACGGGCAGCTGCCTCTAACACTTGCATTGGTGTTAGCATTGGCTTGCCTTGCTTATACATTTCGAAGGCACTATTATCTAGAATGACAGTAGTATCTTCAAAGTCTCTATATTCACTATAGAATTCGGTATACTCTTCGCTAGTCTCAACTAAGTGAGCAAGAGTTAAGTGACATGGATAGTCTTTAACAAGATCCAAAAACTCAACAGGTGCAATATGGCAAAAGTGTGTCATAATCATTTATCCTCTACCGTTAAAATGGGACGGTAACGCTCATAAACAAGCTCACATCCATTCTCATTATCTTCACTTACAATGATTGTACAATCTCTATCTGGATACTGATTCTTCAAGTATGCTAGTAGTTCTTCTGCAATCATTTCGCATGACAGGTAGTCTAGCTTGAGAGTTCCACTACCATACAATGCTTCTAATTCTCGTTTTAAGAGAATAAACTCGACATCACGGTCATCATGGAACACCTCAAGGTAGACCTTAAAGTGGAACATATGGCGATGTGGGTTAGCTAGGAAACTAACTTCCTTTAGTTTCTCATCGGTAGCGGCAGCTGGATAGCAATGGATACCTTCCTTCTGGAATGTTACCCAAATCTTTTTCTTAATCATATAACTTCGATCCTATACACTTTGAGTAGATCGCCATACCGACCATAGCGAATTGAAGACAAATAAGGATTCTTATCTTTATTATGTTTTGGTTTCATTGCTTGAATTAAGTTCTGTTCAGTAAACTCAATATGAGGCTGCTGACATTCATATGGCTTAATTAACCAAACAAACTTCCACGATTCATGTTCTTCAAGTAAGGTTCTAAAGTGGGTCATATCATAACCCTTCTCTCTAGCCTTTCTATGGTTCTCTTCTAACTGTTTCAAACCAAGAGAGGTTGAACCAACGTACATTAGTTCACAGCTAGAATTGTATACACCGTATACGCCTCTAAACCTATACTCAAGTGGATCTTTTATACCAGACACCCTGGAACCTCATGTGGACTAAATTTAGATGTGACTGCAATAGCATTCCAAGGATGTAGACTCTCTTCATGCGATACAGCTAAAGAGAAATCTCTAATTCTACCCTTGTCAAACCATTCGTCCAATGCAGCATACATTATACGGCAAACATCTTCAGAGAACAACAGGTTGGCTCCATTCAATTCAGCAAACGCTTGCTCATCTCGTCTCTTGACAACAATCTGTACCTCAGTTGGAATATGCTTTCTGCAAAGCTCAACGAGATCTTCAAACCAAATGATCTTCGATGGATCAAACTCAACCTTGACCTTTAGAATAGATCTCTGGCTATGAGCATTGGCAGCAGCATTACGATGAGTGCGGGCATCATATGCTAGCTCAAAAGAGCAAGGACAGGTTGAGCTATAGACATAGTCAATAGTAATAAAGAACTTGTAGTTACCATTGTGGTACTGACCCTCTAGCTCTGTCTTATAGGCAATATGACCACGAAGTTTTTCTTCTGGATTATCGTCTCTACGAGAACGGAGAGCATCTTGAGTCCATGGATACTTAAAGCGAAGCTTACAGTATGCACTTTTTGAACCCTGCTTCTCAGCGAGCTCCTTTAGTGCTCCTTGGATGCCATCAATTGAAAGATGGTCTTTGATCTTATTATGCATAATGAGATAGAGTCTCGAAAGATTCAATCCCTTAGCATTAGGGTCATCCAAAGAGCAATAAAGGCTGGCTTCTGCCTGCAACTGTTGTGTATTACCATCACGGCGCTTGACCATAATAGGAAGGTCAACTGGAGCAATGCCAACCTTACGAAGAGGAACCCTCGCACCAGGTAAAACTGGATTTACTTGAGGGTCAGGTAACTCCTCACAGTAGAAATTACTATCATAATTAAATACAAGATCTGGCATCTTGTTAGAGTAATCAATACCCATTATTACACCTCACGGTTTCAATAGCACCATTTACATAAAAAGCAGAGTTAAACTCATGCTCGTATATTTCTACAGTGTCTATCCAAACACGATTGTTTGTCAACTCTTGAATCTTGGGATTAATGTTATCAAACACAAACTTACATGATGCTTCAATACCAGGACCCCAGCCCTTTGTTACATCCATGACATTCATACTAATTGCATCCATTTCATGCAATTCTTTAAACAGTTTAAGATATGGGTCATCAGATGCAATTAGCATTCTATGGTCCCATTGGTCCTCTAACCACTTCTTTACCCATTTAAGATCACCAAAGTCCATGCACCACATTCTTTCATCTAATGTTTTACATGCAAACGTAAACTTAACATAACGCCCATAACCATGGGCCCACTTACAATGACCCTTATCTCTCCATTGACGATGGCCAGTGGAGATCGGACCTATTCTTTTAGTTGAATAATACATTATTTTGTCTCCCACCAGAATTCAAACCATTCTGGAACTTTCTTTCTTGAAATCTTGTTAGCATAAAACTTGGGTACTATACCCTGATCTTTGTTATAAATCAAGGAGGCAACGTAAATATTATTGTAATCTAATTTCTTACAAACAGATAGATTCCAATCTTCGAACATAGTCCTTAGAGCTTCTCCGCTATCGACAATATCATCAACAACAAGTACTTTCTTGCCACTGTTAATATCTTCTGGTACCCAACAGTTAGATTCTTTATTCTCATGGTCTCTTGTCGACCAGCTGATTGGAACTAATCGCAATCCAAGCTTATGGGATAGTACTACACCAGGAATCAAACCTCCTCGTGATAGTGCTACGATATAACTAAACTCAACTTTTGATCTCTTGATCTTTCTGACAAGGGTATCGATATCCTTATCAAAGTCTTTAATTTTATACTTAATTAACTTTGCCATACACCTTTCCTAAACCATGTTACGAGAACTAATCTTTTACCTTTTGTGACTTCTACAACGCCATGATCAACTGCTGTATTATAATAAATTGTCCGGCCAATAGGTTGAGGTAATGATCTTTTATTATTGCCTCGGCCAACTATAATATCGCCACCCACCAAATCATCTGATTTGTCTATTAGGGTGATTGCAGTACCACCAACAGTATCAGGGTTATCCTGATGAGTCTTAGCATATGCCCCTGATTGATACTCTAAGAAGTAATTGGTTACTGAGCACTCGCTACCATGAAACTTAATTAACTTAGATTGAATACCATCCCACAAATCTGATCTTACCTTTCTAATGTTACATTTGTATACATTAAACAAATTAACATCTTGAGTGTGGAATTGTTTTGGCGAATTGTTA